CGTGGAAGAGATTGCAGGATTCCCGTTCATGGCTCACGACGACTTGGTAGATACAACGACGATGGCGCTGATGCGCTTCCGTCAAGGTGGGTTCATCCGACTGCCGTCAGACGAGCCTGAAGAGACACGGTACTTCAAGTCCCGTGGCAAGAACAGATACTATTAAGGAGCCGCTATGGCAACGAGCAGCATGGCCCCGGGCCTGTACGCCGCACCGCAAGGTCTGGAAGAACTTGCAGGTGAAGGGTTGGAGATTGAAGTCGAGTCCCCCGGTGGGGAGATGGAGATCACGGAGCTACCGGACGGTAGCGTTGAGATTTCTCTGGAAGGCTCCAAGGAAGAATCCGCTGAAGAGGACTTCTCTTCAAACCTCGCGGAATACCTCGACGAAGGCATGCTGCAAAAGCTGTCTTCCGAACTGCAAGAACTTGTTGAAGCAGACGTGAACAGCCGCAAAGAATGGGCTGACACATTCGTCAAGGGCCTCGAAGTGCTGGGCTTCAAGTACGAGGAGCGCACCGAGCCGTGGGACGACGCCTGTGGCGTGTACTCCACAGTGCTGGCCGAAGCAGCAATCCGCTTCCAAGCCGAGACCATGAGCGAGACATTCCCTGCCTCTGGTCCTGTCAAGACAAAAGTTCTTGGCAAGATGACCAAGGAGAAAGAGGAAGCCGCCAACCGGGTCAAGGAGGACATGAACTACCAGTTGACCGAGAAGATGGTGGAGTACCGCTCGGAGCACGAGCGCATGCTGTACTCACTGGGTCTGGCCGGTAGCGCGTTCAAGAAGGTGTACTACGACCCCAGCATCGGTCGTCAAGTCTCTATCTACATCCCCGCAGAAGACGTGATCGTGCCTTACGGCGCATCGCACATCGAGACCGCCGAGCGTGTGACTCACGTGATGCGCAAGACAAAGGTGGAGATCGAGCGCCTGCAAGCGCAAGGGTTCTACCGCGACATCGACCTCGGGGAGCCGGTGACATTCCACACCGACATCGAGAAGAAGAAAGCCGAAGAAGGTGGCTTCAACCTCACCGAAGACAACCGCTACACGCTGCTGGAGATTCACGCATACCTGTGCATCGACGGCGTGGACGACGAAGAGAACGACCTTGCAAAGCCTTACGTCGTGACCATTGAGAAGGGCACAGGAGAAGTTCTTGCTGTGCGTCGCAACTGGGAACCTGACAACGAGTTGATGCTCAAGCGCGACCACTTCGTGCACTACGTCTACGTCCCGGGCTTTGGCTTCTACGGCCTTGGCCTGATTCACATCATCGGTGGCTACGCACGCGCCGGAACGTCCATCATCCGCCAACTTGTTGACGCAGGTACCCTGAGCAACCTGCCGGGTGGTCTGAAGGCACGTGGCCTTCGCATCAAGGGTGACGACACGCCCATCGCCCCGGGCGAGTTCCGTGACGTTGACGTGCCCTCGGGCGCGATCAAAGACAACATCATGACGCTGCCATACAAGGAGCCGAGCCAGACTCTGCTTGCCTTGCTCCAGCGCATCACTGAAGAAGGCCGTCGCCTCGGTGCTATCAGTGACATGAACATCTCCGACATGTCCGCGCAGGCACCGGTGGGCACCACGCTGGCACTGCTGGAGCGCACGCTCAAGCCGATGGCTGCTGTGCAAGCCCGCGTGCACTACGCGATGAAGCAGGAGTTCAAGCTCCTCAAGAACATCATCGCTGACTACGCCCCCGAGGACTACGACTACGAGCCCGACACCGGTGTGATCCGTGCCCGCCGCATGGACTACATGATGGTGGACGTGATCCCCGTCAGCGATCCGAACAGCAGCACGATGGCCCAGCGCGTGGTCCAGTACCAAGCTGTGTTCCAGATGGCCAAGGATGCGCCGCAGATTTATGACCTGCCGTACCTGCACCGCCAGATGATCGAAGTGTTGGGAATTCGCAACGCTGACAAGATCGTGCCCACGAGCGAGGACCAGAAGCCCCGTGACCCCGTGTCCGAGAACATGTCCGCACTGGTTGGCAAGCCGATCAAAGCGTTCATCTATCAAGATCACGAGGCGCACATTGCTACGCACACTGCGTTCATGCAGGACCCGATGATTGCTCAGACCATCGGCCAGAACCCCATGGCGCAGCAGATCATGGCCGCGCTGCAAGCGCACATCGCCGAGCACTTGGGCTTCCAGTATCGCAAGCAGATCGAAGAGCGTCTGGGCGTCGAGTTGCCCCCACCTGACGAGCAGTTGCCCGAGGAGATCGAGGTGCAGTTGGCCCGCCTCATTGCTGACGCAGGTAAACAACTCACCCAGTCCCACCAGCAGCAAGCCGCGCAGCAACAGGCTCAGCAGCAGGCCCAAGACCCGCTGTTCCAGCTTGAGCAGGCCAAGGTCAAGGTCCAAGAGATGGAGGTCGCCCGTAAGACCAGCAAGGACCAGACGGACGCTACCCTCGCCGCCGAGAAGCTCAAGCTCGACGCTATGAAGGTAATGGCCTCCGTGGACAACGAGAAAAAGCGTGTGGCCTCGCAAGAGATACAGGCCAAGGACCGCATGAAGATTGACGCGCTCAAGCTGCTTGCAACACCCAAGAAAACGCCCGCCGCCCCGGGCAAGAAGGAGTAATCCATGGGCAAAACCGTCTATGACGTGCTGATCGAGAAATTTGAGGAGGATGTGGCCGCCTCAACACAGTTTCTGGCAAACGGAGGAGCCAAAGACTTCTCCGAATACCGGGAAGCAGTAGGCAGGATTCGAGGTCTCCAGCTTGCTGCCCAAACCACAAAAGACCTTATGCGCTCTCAAATGGAAGAAGATGACGATGAGTGAAAACCAAACCGCTGTAACCGACGATGAGTTGGAAGCCCAGCTTCCGAAGCCCGTTGGCTACAAGCTGCTGATTGCCCTGCCGCAAGTGGAAGAAACACTGGGCGAGATGGGCATTATCAAAGCCCAAAAGACCATCCATGAGGAAATGCTCATGACGGTCACCGGCCTCGTGCTGGACATGGGTGAACAAGCCTACGCTGACAAGGATCGTTACCCCAACGGCCCTTGGTGCAAGGTAGGTGACTACGTGGTGTTCCGCGCTAACTCTGGCACTCGTGTCAAAGTTGGTGGTGTTGAATACCGCCTCATGAATGACGACTCGATTGATGCCGTCATTGCCGACCCCCGTGGCGTTACACGTGCATAAGGAGACCAAAATGAATTTTGGAGAAGCAATCACTGCTTTAAAAGCAGGCAAGCACGTATCACGTGCTGGATGGAACGGTAAAGGTATGTTTCTTTTGTTGGCTGGGGGTTACACCGTGGCTAAAGAGAACCTGCGCCCCAACAGCCCTATTAGCGCGGAATTTCTTGAGTCTCGCGGGCTTAATGAAATGGAAATCCTCCCCCACATTGACATGTGGACTGTGAACGCCCATGGGCGTCAGGCATATCTCCCCGGGTGGCTGGCGTCACAAAGTGACATGCTGGCAGAAGATTGGATGGAGGTATAACTATGGCATTTCAACCCGTACAGTTTGAATTTCCCGACCCAGACAAAGCCGCACTAGCGGACAAAGGGGTCAAGGAAACTGAGAACGGTAACTTCGAGATCACCATCGAAGGCCGTGACAGCGAGAAACCTCAACCCAAAGACGAGCCCAAGGCCAAGAAGTCCAAGGAAGAGGAACTCGACATTGAGGTGGTTGACGACCGCCCCGAGCAAGACCGCGAGAAGCGCAAGTCCAAAGCTCCCATGGAGTTGACAGACGACGAGATGCAGGATTACTCCGAGCGCGTGCGCAAGCGTCTGCAACACTTCAGCAAGGGATACCACGATCAGCGCCGTGCCGCAGAAGATGCAGCACGTGAGCGTGAAGAGGCTATCCGCCTTGCTCAGCAGTTGGCTGAGGAGAACAAGAAGCTCAAGGGCGCTGTCTCCAAAAACCAAGAAGTGATGATCGAGCAGGCCAAAAAAGCTGCGGATCGTGAGCTTGAAGAGGCCAAGACCAAGTACAAGTTGGCCTATGAGGCTGGGGATGCAGACAAGGTTGTCGCAGCACAGGAAGCACTGGCTGATGCAAAACTGAAAATCGCACGAGTTTCCAACCTCAAACCTACCTCTTTACAAGAATCTGAAACTGAGGTACAAACTGAAACACCCGCCCCGGCACCATCGGTTGACCGCCGCGCCGCTGACTGGCAAAAAGCCAATAAGTGGTTCGGTGAGGATGATGAAATGACCAGCTTTGCGCTGGGGCTGCACCAAAAGCTGGTCAAACAAGGCGTCGATCCTCGGAGCGACGACTACTACGAGAAGATCAACTCTCGTATGCGCCAAGTGTTCCCTGACTCGTTTGCCGATGAGGCAGATGACGAAGATGATCACGAACCAGAGGTTGAAGAGCGTCGTCGTAAGACGAATGTTGTTGCACCAGCTACCCGCAGCGTTGCGCCCAAAAAGATCACGCTGACTCGTACACAGGTTGCACTGGCAAAGAAACTTGGACTGCCACTGGAAATTTACGCCAAACAGGTTGCTGAGGAAATGAGGAAACAAAATGGCTGAGAATCGCTTGAACCGTGAACTGGAAACCCGTGAAAAAACGGCCCGCAAACGTAACTGGGTCCGCCCGGATACTTTGCCTACTCCCCACCCGGAGCCGGGCTATGACTTCCACTGGGTTCGTATCAGCACTCGTGGCGAAGCTGATCCCATGAATGTGTCCCTCAAACTCCGTGAAGGTTGGGAGCCAGTGAAGGCATCTGACCACCCCGAAATCTTTGTTGCTGGCGTCGAAAACGAACGCTTCAAGGACAACGTGGTGATTGGTGGCTTGATGCTGTGCAAAACCCCGACCGAAATGGTCGAAGATCGCAACTCGTTCTTCCAAGAACAAGCTGCTTCGCAGATGCTGTCTGTCGATCAAAGTCTTATGCGCGAAAATGATCCTCGCATGCCGCTCTTCAATGAGCGCAAAACGAAGGTCACTTTCGGAAAAGGAACCTAATTTTTGGAGTCTGATATGGCTTATCCCACCGTTTCGGCCCCTTACGGGCTAAAGCCGGTCAATCTGATCGGCGGTCAGGTGTACGCTGGTTCGACACGTCTCATCCCGATTGCTAGTGGCTACGCCACTGACATCTTCTATGGTGATGTTGTCAAACTCGCAAACACCGGCACCATCCAGAAAGACACTGGCACTACTACCATTGCTTCCAATGGCGTGGCTGGTATTTTTGTTGGTTGCGTCTATACCAACCCCTCTACTAAGCAGCCTACATGGGCGCAATACTGGCCTGCCAGCACTGTTGCCTCTGATGCGCAAGCTTATGTTGTGGACGATCCTGATGTGTTGTTTAAGGTAGCCGCTGTGTCTTCGGGCACAACCGTTGCTTTCTACGGCCAAACCGTGATCGGTAACAACGTTGCTCTGGTTCAGAACTCCGGTTCGACCAACACTGGCGATTCCGCTGTGGCTATCAACGGCACTACCGTTGCTGCGACTGCATCGTTGCCTATCCGCATCGTTGCTGGTGTCCCCGATACAGCGAACGCTTCTGGTGAATTCTGCGAATTCATCTGCAAGTTCAACGCCCCGTATCCCACCATC